TCTGCGGATTTTGAAACATATGCAATTTCATTGTATTGAGAGTTACTCATAGTTGTGAAAGTTTGACTTCCAGTTATAAACAATGATCCGGTAAATAAATGTGTATCGTCTAATGAATCACCAAATATAGTTGATCCACTACTAAATGACTGAGTCATAAATGTTACAGAAGATGAAACAATGTATTGTGTAGCTACTAAATTACCATTTATATTGAAATTAGTTTCGCCACCAGTAGTCGATAATGTTACTAGATCCGTTGATCCGCTGGATATTTTAAATATATCATCTGTTCCAACATTTAATGAAGCTGATATGGGACTTGCTGCTGATCCTGTTGCTAGAAAATGTCCTCCGCCTCCGGTACTAGGACTAGCTTCATCTAATCTAGTACTAACCATTTTACCAGTATAGATATATGCTTCTACTACATAAGGTACGAGGTTAGCAGCATTTGGAGATCCTATAGTTCCATAATCAACGGGATCTTCTATAAATAATATTCCTGCATATTGATCTAGATACCAATCAATATTAGAATCTGCAACAATTTCTGGTCCATTTGTTGAATAAATTTTTGCGTTATATTTATTTGCAGTTCCTTGTAAAGAAGATTGATTTGGTGGAACTATTTGTAAAGCTCCTCTAGAACCACTTAAATGAAATCCATCCTGAAATACTCCAGTTCCTGCAGCTGGATTAGATGAATTTACATTATATGAACCAGTTATTTTTAATGCATATCCATGATACGTTGTTACTCCAGTTCCTTCGCCTGTTTCAGCATTTGTTGCTTGATAAAATGAATCTGGAATTGGGGATAACTCAAATCTAACTTTTTCAACATTTGTAGTTAATGCAAATAATGTTCCCGACGGATCGTTAGGTACTGCTTCTCCAAATACAGTTGATGCTGCAACTGATACTGTAGATCCTATTACTTCTCCTTCTATTGTTAATCTGGTACTAGTTTGAGCTTTACCTGATAATCGCTTTACTGCAATTTCTGTTAATGTATCATTTACAAATGAATTAGCCATTTTTTATTTTCCTATTTTTTATTTAATATCTCTTATAAGTTTCCAGACGAAACATTTTGTAATATTGGTACAGTTACACTATTACCATCATTTCCTGATGTGACGCTTGTATAATTAAATGCTATGGCATCAATATTTCCAGTAAACCCTTCCGGCAATATAATATGAATACCAAATATATCATTAGCTGATACAACTCCGCCGGCTGAGTCTTTCCATGGAATAACACCAGTTGGTACAGTTGTTCCTCCTGATAAAGTAACATTTTCAGTATAACTAATGTTACTAGTTGAAGATGCTAATGGTACATAATGATCTGTATTATTTAATGCATTTAGTCTAGAAAATGATCCTTCTACTGGATCAGCCCATGCATTGGCTACACCAGCCCCAGCAACATTAGCTGTCGTTCCTCTCATTACTTCTACTTTGAAATATTCATCATCGGCTTGAAATAATGATGATCCTGCAGGAACAATTTTTCCAGAACCTACAAATTCTATAGCAAATTCTTTATATCCAGATGCAAATGGAGCTTTAAAATATCTAACATATGATCTTGATCCTCCGTCTACATTACCTGAAGAATATGTTGGTTGACCAGAAGGGCCGTGGAATGTTGTGAAAACACCACTATTACCAGCTGATTTTATATCTATTAGTTTAGTTTGAAATTGTACTGCTTGGAGCGCTCCTGCTGTGGTACTAGATAAATCTGCAGATCCATTCCATGTATTAGATGTTGATCCTATACTATTAGCAGAATATGCTTGTCTATAAATTTCTCCTCTAAATGTTTCAACATAAGCTTCGCTAGTTGATCCAGATGTAATTGAGTTATAATAATATCTATTTTCATTTGTAATTGATGGAGCACTTAAAGCAGATCTCAGCAATGGAGTAACTCTGGAACTAAATCCAAATGAACATGCAGCATTTGTAGTGCCGCTTCCTGGTGCATGAAATATGCCTGTGTCTGTAATATCGACAGTTGCTGCAAATGACATTGTCATGTTACTGTCTTCTGTGGTAGTCGGGAAATTTACTACATCTAAATCTGGAAATTTATTTGCAGAAGCTCCAGTTAATGTTGATATTTTACTTCCTTCAATTTTTTTAGTACTAGAATCAATGGTCATGTTGTTTGATCCCATTGTAATAGCCGATGTTGATGTTTGATATACATTTTGATATATTCCATTAAATGATGATGTATATGCTTGAACTACACTAGCTCCAAATCCTGGAGTATAAAATTTAATTCCAGAGACAGCATGAACTTTAGATGTGTCAAATCCTTGAGCTGCACTCAATGAAGATGTTATTGGATGAGTTGCATTATCTGTTGCAGCCATGGTTCCTGAAAAATCGTCATGAATCCAATCAAACTTCGCAGCTGTTCTTGCAGGAGCTCCTCCGGCTAATTCATGTCTAACGGTTAGATAGTTATGACCATTTCTCATATCTGCTGCAGCAATGGCATATGTAAATGTTCTATATTCAGCTCCTTCTAGTTTTGCTATTCCGTCACTAAAAAATACACTTTGTGTTGCTGATAATGTTAAGTTAGAACCATTACTAGTTGTGTCTTGTTGTTGATCTACCCCTGCTGCATCAGAACCAGAAAGTGAAGCTGTTAAAAATCTTGCTCCATTTAAATATAATGCCATAACACCAACTTTTCCATCACCTATTGCATATTGATTGTATGATCCATTAGCCCCAGCTGATACGTCAGGATTACCTTTACCTGATCTTGCTGCAATACGATCATTTGCAGAAATTGTGCCTACTGAGGAAGCTCCATATATTCCTTTAAAACCTCCGGTTTCATCATCTGCTACGATAGCCGGTATTCCTGTTGATGCCGTTGCGAATACAACTGTTTGAATACTAGCATAATTAGAGCCTCCATATGTTTGACCAATATTGTCTCCAACATTTGTGTAACCAGATATTGCATGATTATCACCAAAAGATAATTTTCCGGTTTTAGTTCCACTAGCACCAAAACTTAATCCTTTATAATTTGGAGGACTAGTTGGAGCAATTACTTTTAATACTTCATTTATTTGATCGATAGCATTTGCAATTGTCGTGGTAGAAGTGAATGGAAATACACCATCAGTATATGTTCCATCATCTGGTGTTCCTATAGAAGGATAATCAGAAGATCCTCCGCCTCCTCCTCCAGATATTAATTGATGAGATCCAGTAAAGTTTCCAGATGTTGCAGGATTTGCATCTGTTTCGGCAACTAATCTATATAATTTATTATCGTCGGTATTAATATATAAAATACCATCCAATGATCTTCCATATGTTCCAGTTGTTACAGAAGGCAATCCAGAACCACTTATAACTTGTGTTAATGCTTTGTATTCATTACCTGATGGAGTCAGTGATCCTCCAAAGAAAATTGAAGCAGATAAGTGATAATTATCTGAATCAGAAGATCCAGAAGATATATATAATGATCCTGTTGCTACTAGTATTTCACCTCTATGAATTGGTCCGCTAGTATTTAAAGCTTTAATTCCAGATAAACTACCTCTTCTATGCTGAATAATTTGTGACATTGATTAAAATCCTTTTGTTGATTTATTATTTATTATAAATATAAAATTTTTTAGAAAAACCATCATTATGGTATTACTACTTTTGTTGGCGGTGTTGGTAAATCATCATGAAATGATCCAGCATCAAAATTACCTAGTAAATGTCCTTTAGAAGAATCGCTTCTATTTATTCCGCCATCTATTGATAATGATGCACTATTAGGCAATGTACTTCCGGATCCTGAAATTGCTAATGATCCAGTTAATCGCAAATGTTTTGCTAATTGTTTTCCTCTTAATCTTCTAGCCATTTTTATATTTTTTATTTATGGATTTAAAGTCCATCTACCATTTATTATAATTATATCGTTAGAGTCTAATTCGTAGTCTAATTGAGTAGTATTAAAAACAATTGTTTGTGGACTTGTTGTTGTTGGAGTCCATGTATACAAAGCTTTATCTATATACTGTCCGTTGATATAAATATTAAATTCTTTTTTTGTTGCAGCTGCTAATGTTACTGGATTAGTTCCAGCTGCGTCATTAACTGTTACCGTTGTTGCATTCTGTACCGTAGCAGTTTTTTCTTGTAATTGTGTTAAATATTCCATTGTGTTTGCATCTATTACTAATTGGGATCCTCCGCCCGTTCTTGAAATTACTACTCTTCCTCCGCTTATAATTTTAGATTCTACATCTAATAAAGCTTGAGGAACTTCTACTGTTCCAAATATATCTTCATCAACATCAATAACAAATTCCCATACCAATTTTTTTAAAGAGTATTTTTTTTGTACTGTTGATAATCTATATTCTTGTTCTCCTAGCAATGTTCCATTTACCGTTAATGGTGCAGTACATCTTACTAGTCTGTCATTTCCAACTGTATTAACAGTTTCAAAATTCAATGTTCTTATGTGAGTTCTATATTTATTTGATTCATTACCCCAAGCAAATCCGCCATATGGCATAATTTGTTCTACTAGTTCATTCATTTGTGTAGTAAAATCTGTCCACATAAGTAAATCATATTCGACATCTACATATTCTGGAATATTTATCGAAAATAGTTCTGCAGATTGTTCTCGTTGTTTACTAGGAACTGGGTATAATTGATCTATATATGAATTTCTAGGATTATATTGTTGTCGATATATAATGCTATTACCAGAAATAAATCGATTCACATCTAATTTTTTTAATTGATCTCTTTCTTGTAATGAATTTCTTTTTAATATTATTAAAGGAGATTGTAACATTCCTTTTTCATCACGAAGATATCCTAATCTTCTTACACTATCCCATTTTTCTGCGTTTGAATATATAACTGGAACATCTATTAATTCATTTTCTGCCCCGGTGACTTTTGGCTGTATTACATTTTCGATATACCATTTCAACGCAAAATCTATATTATATACAGTTCTTCTAGGTGTTTTAACTAGATCATCATCTCTACGAATTTGTGAAGATCTATCAAATGTTTGATCATCTCTAACAGATTCAGTATTACGAATGTCTGGTTTATCTACCTTTCTATCGATATTATAATTTCTATATCTAGACATTAAAATCCTTTATATGATTGATGATCCCCTGTTGTACCAAATCTCATTTTTCGAATATTAGTTGGGGTTTGTCTTGTTACGTGACTATCACATAAAACAGATACACTATAACCAAATTTATTACCATTAGCCCATGTGTCAGGATTTTTTCCAGCAAAATATTGATTTGCATCTACATTATCTATTTCATAGAATTCATTATCCCATTTAATTATATCTCCAACTTCTGGATAGAAAGATGCTTTTTCTAAAATATCTCTAGATATACCAAATTGTGCTGTTCTTGTATATGAGTGACCATAATCATCCATTTCGCCATTTTTTCCTTCTTTTGTAATTAAAGCAGGAATAAGTATATAATTAAAGTATGTTTTATTAACAGATTCTCCATATATATTTGAATTGGAATCTTCAATTATTAATTTATAGAATTCAATTTCAGTATCAACTATTGCATTTAATAATTCTGCATTAATTGATGCTAAAAATTTTGCATCTCGTTGAGTTCCAAATAATGCCATTTATCCTACGTATATTTTAGTTGGTACTTTCGACAATACTTCATTCATTGCATCATTTTCTGCTTGTTGTCTTGTCATCATACTCTCTTTTGTTAATTTGTCTAGAAATTCTCTTAATTGAGTAATTAATGCTTCTTTTTCTGATTGGCCTTGTGATACTAAATCAGATCCATTTAGTGTTACTTCTGAATTTGGAATTGGTACTGTTGAATATTTACTTCGAACATATCCTAACATTTCTTTTACTAATGCTGATCCATATCTAAATATCCATGATCTACCTACATCGTTTATCTGAGAATATTTTTGGTATGTATATGGAATATTAGATCCGTCTGATACTACGCTATTCATTGCTGCGGTATTTCCAAATAATACAGCTTCATCTGCTTTTTTATCTTCAAAGATAAATTCAAACCAAACGTTTTTATAAAATGGTGTTGCTGCAGTACCAGTTGTTCCAGGAGTTGGATATAATCTTAAATCGTCTCCATGGATTTCAAATGAAAAATGTGATTTTCTAATTCTATCATTAAATTCTATAGTTTGTATTCTTAATAAATCTTGATGTAATGGCATTAACATAAAATTTACAGAAGGAGAAAATCCTCCAAAATCAAATGCATCCATTAAATTTTGTGAACCTAATCCTGTTCCAACAAATGGATCGAAATATCTAATAATAGCTGGAGGGACTGTGTGTAATACTCTTTTTATTTCTATAGAACTAGTATTAGTTAATTCAATTCCTAAACTTTTAGACACAGCTGCTCTTATACTATATGTTTGTTGACCTGGCTTTACATCTAGAGATGCAGAAAACCATTTTAAATTTCCTCCCGAATCTGCTTCGGTACCATATGTTTTTGATAATTTAGTAATATAAGATAAGGATCCTCCAATTAATGTATCAGAAAATGAATTATCTGTTAAGAAACTAGATCCAGTATTTATACCTAATGTATTTAATAAATTGTTTGCAATATTAACTTGATTAACTTGATTTGAATATTCTATAACTGCAGATTCAAATGCATTATAAAAATTTATATCTATTAATTCAACATCCATTATTGGATATCCAACGTTTTGTGCAGCGTGTTTTGAAAAACTGTCTGCATGTGTTTGAAACATTGTATCATTATCAAAGAATCCAAATGGAGTAGATCCTGTAGTAAACGAAGAGCTACCAGGCCATATGGGTTTATTTACACTGTAATCTGCCATAAATAATCCTTATTCTAATTTTGTTAATGTACTATTTAATAATTGCATTTGTTCTAACGTTTCAATTTTTCTTGTACTTAATTGTTGA